GAGGGGCCATTCCCACCATTGTTAAAATCAGCACCGCCATTGCCACCTACAGCAAATGTTCCATAGCCGCCAGCTGAAAACCCTGCCCCTATTCCGTGATTTCCACCAGATCCACCATAGGCAATTACATTTCCAAAAGTAGAGTTTCCGCCAGCCGCTCCGTTTGCATACGACGCATTCCCTATTCCACCTGAACCAATATTGTAAATGATAGATTGATTTGGCGTTACCGTTAAAGTGGCGAGGCTTAAACCGCCTCCGCCTCCTCCCGAACCTTTTTGGCCTGCTCCAGCTCCTCCACCGGCAACGACCAATGCGGTAACGCTTGTTACACCTTGAGGAACTATCCATGTGCCAGATCCAGCAATAGAAAAAACAACGGTGCTATTGAGGTCAATGTTGTATTTTGAGTTTTTAAGGCCACCAAAAACCTGAGACAATTCAAGCCCTCTACCATCGTCAAATCCGCAAATGTAGACACCACGAAGATCCGGCAGGTTAAATGTAGTTGATGCGTCACCGGCTCCGAACGTCGTTCCAATAGCTGCGTAAAGCGCGGAGTATGCATTGCGAGAAATCGCGGCACCATTTGCTTTTAGCCAGCCAGCAGGTGCCGTTGATCGGGCAAAACCAACAACCGCACCAGCAGGAGCTATGCGAGTAAGGTGAAAAGGGACAACAACCCTTTGAGTGTCCGTGCCAGCATCGACCTCTTCGGCTGTCGCAAGCTCAACAATACCAGCCCGCGCGTCAGTCGCCGTGCGGCTTGCGAGGCTAGCAGGCGTAACTGCCCGAATTGCGTCTGTTCCAGCTTGCGTCTCTGCATTAGTCGCCAGTTCCACAATGCCAGCGGATTCCGTGGTGGCCTGCGCGATTGCGCCATTTGGCTCGTTCTGGACAATCGTGACCCTGCTGCCTGCAGGGTAGCTTTGCGCAAGCGTGAACTGCGTTGCGGTATTGATCGAAAACTGGTTGTTCCGGAGCCGGACGCCTTCGATGTAAACTGCCGTTGAATTGGTGTTCGCTGTGACGAGGTTAACGACCGTCTGACTAGCCGCGAGAATCTGGTTTTCTTCGATGACGTTGACGACGATGTTTTGCCCGGATGCCGGGTCCACCCATTCCGTGTCACCGTTGGCGTTGCTTTTTTTGCGGAGAATTTGATACGTCGTGCCGCCGGGAAGCAAAGCCGCAATAGTGAAATTGCTCGTAACCCATGCGCGAGTTGCCACAACCACGTTGGTATCGATGACCAAATTGATGACGCCGGAATTGACGACCTCGAAAACGATGCGAACAACGAGATCGCGGGCCGCGCCTTCGCTGGGTAGCGGCTTGTAAACATCCGGAAAATTCGAAACAAAAATCAGCGCCCCGGTGCTATCGTAGATTCCAGCCTCACGAACGGTGAAGCCGCCGACGCTCGCAGGCACGACAAGTTCGGCGGTGACTCGGTTGGGGTTGGATTGACTGACCGTCAGGGAATTTGTCGCGCCGCTATGAACAGCCCTCACGAGATCGATCTGCGTCGGGCTTGGCGTGACCGGGTTGCCGTTACCGTCGCCGAGTTTGATCGTTGGCAGGCTGATCGTCTGTCCGGATCCAATCGCAGCAGCGATCTTGGCAAGCCCGAGGTTGGTTGTAAGTGTCTGGTAACTCATGCTGGTAAAACTTCAGTGTCAACGCCGTCAATGGTGGCGGCCAAAATGAAAATCTGCACGCCCGGACGAACGACTGCGTCAACGCCGGCCAAGTAGGATCGGGCGTTTTTAGCGGCAATCGCGATTTGCCCCGCTTCGGCGAGCGCCGCGTTAATGTCTGGCGTGATGCCTCCATATTCGGTGACATCGACCTCGATCCGGAAAACGTAGGCCTGCCCGGTCGTCTCGTTGACATCGACCTCGTAGCCGATGGCTTGCAGCGCCCGCTTGAGCGCGCCGATCGTGCCTTTGCGGCGGTGGACCTCCACGGACGCGGCGATCGCTAATCGCTTCTGGGCGTCCGTCCATGCGGGGTCCCATGTGTCAAGCGACAAGCCCCAGGCCAGCCACGGCAGAAAATCAGCCGGGCAATCCTGCGGGCTCCACAACGAGCGGAGTGGCGTTTGCACGCTGGAAATCCGCGCGACGGTGTTCGCCATCGCTCGCTCTTGCGCGGTCGCATTGCGTGGGAGGAGGTCCGTCACTCGTCGACTCCTCCGTGCGAAATGTTGATTGCAGTGCAAAAGCCTGCCTGTGTAGGGCTGAGAACAATGTCGGCGGAGGGGCTGGTGAGCTCGACACGCTGGACGCCCGGGACATGCAACGCCGCAAAAATGGCTGAGCGGCGGATGTCCCGCCCGAGCTTGTGGTTGTCTGCGGTGAATGCTGCGGCGTTGTCCTCGGCCTGATCGATCAAGACGGCGGGGTCTGGGCCAGCGTAGGTGTAGATCGTCGCCGTGAGTGCATAGCTGGTCACGCTGGCCGCTTGGACGGTCACGTTGTCCGTGAGCGGGCGCACGTCGTCGTCGTTGAGCTGTGCTGTGACGGCTGTCACGATCGCCGAGCTTGGAACGCCGTTGCCAGTTTGGCCGAGCACGGTCACGAGCACGTCTCCGGGGTCTTGCCCGTCTTCTGGCCCGAGTGCTGAGGCATCCTTGACGCCTGTCACTTGGAGCGCGTGGAAAATGTAGCCGCCCTTTGGGCCTGCTGTGCTCATGCCTTCCAGCGCAAGCTGGACGCGGCGACGGTAGTCGGAATCGGTTTCCATGACGGCGGGCGTCGGGGGGATCGTGTTTGGATCCGCAGGAGTGATCGTCTTGCGCTGGACGCCAAAAACCGCGCCGAGGTTGTCGAGGTCAGCGCCAGTTGCGGTTGCAACCATGACGCCACGGGCTGCGTCGTTGACTCGCTGGCGGATGAGCATCTCGCGATACGCCGCGACCTCGAGGATTTTGAAAGCGGGATCACTTTCGACAAGCGCGGTAAATGTTGCGTCCCGCGCGCGGAGGTCGGCCACCATCTCCGTTAGGATTGTCTGGTAGTCAACCGCCTCCACGATGTCGGGAGGCGTCAGTGTAGAAAGGTCGATTGCGGTGAAGCTCATACAACAATGCCGTCCATCAGGACCGGCTGGCCGTTCGGAAGATAGGTGCCTTCGAGGGAAAGCGTGATGCGGCCGGGCTCAACGCTGTTCGCAAATACGCGCGAAACGGCAATTCGAGGCTCCCATTTCGCGAGGGCTTCGACGGTGGCCGCGTAGATGTCCACGATAGTCTGGCGGTTGATTGGGGCGTCCACCAAGTCGAACAAGCGCGAGCCATAATCGCGAAGCATCACGCGAGAGCCGATTGGCGTCGTGAGGATGTCGCGGATCGACTGGCGTAAATGATCGAGGCCCGTGATGGCCTTCCCTGATGTTGATTCGGTGCCTCGCACAATGCCGAGAAATTAAAGGCGACGGGTCGCTTGGTCTTGTGCGGCCATTTCCTACGGCGTCGGCAGGCCGCTTGTTCCAGATCCAGTCTGGACACCAAGGTGTTTGTGAGTCTTGAGCGTGATCGTCTGCGCCTTGACGTCGCCACCGGTCGTCTCGATGTCCTGCGACGCTGTCACCTTGCCGGTCACTTCGACCCCGGAGCTTGTGACATTAAGGATGGTCCCGCCCACGGTGAGTTTTACGCCGGACGACGTGACCTCAATTTTCGAGGACCCGCCCATCTTGTGCGTGATTTTGTCAGGCAGGATTTCCGTCTGCGCGTCGTTGCCCACTTTGACAGTGGCTTTCCCTCCTGCTGGTATTTGCACGAGGTGCGCGTGGTTCTGGCGGTCGTATTCAACCACCGCGCCGTCCTTATATGTAGTGCGCGAGATTTCCTTGCTGTTCGCGTTCGCTGGGTAGTCGTTTTTATAGACCCCGCCCGGCATGACGTAGCCCTGTGCGAGGTCGCCCGACGGAGAAAGAACGATGACTTGCTCACCGACCTCCGGAGCGTGCCAGCTTCGATCCTCGCCAGCGCGCGATGTCACCCACGGAATCCAAGCGGTTTGATTTCCGCCGCATTGAACCTTGACACGAGCGTTTGCGTAGTCGGCCTCCAGCACGGTCCCGGGGCGGACCATGTTGCTCATCCGCCGCTCGATGTCGCCGATGCGGGCTTGGCTCATGGCACCTCCGGCAGTTTCGAGACTTCGACGTAATACGGTTCGTTCGGGATGCCGATAAACGGCACCGTCGAAACAAAAACCCGTTCGGGAAGCAGCCCTGCTTCATCCCAGACAGAGGTCCCAAGGCAGGCCGTGTTCTCCCATTCGACACGCCAAACCTCATACTCGGGATTTTCCGCGTCGAAAGTATCGGGCACCGATGCGATGAACAACGCGGGAGTGACAGCCTCGCCCCACTTCTGGCCTCGAATAAAACGCGCCAGATTGCCCGCCATGAGGCGCACGGCGAGCTTGTTGCCCTGCTTGTAGCTGTGGATGACGTAGGCCGTGAAGCGAAGCCTGACCTCGAGCTGTTCCGTGCCCGTGTCGGGATCTTCGGCTGGCTCGATGCTGTCGAGTTCAAAAGTGATTGCGGGCACGGGCACCTTTTCACCCGGTCGCCCGTAGGCGGAAACGGTGACGCTGGGAAAGGCGTCTGCAAGGGCTTGCCCGATGGCCTCGTGGAGTTCGGAGATGTTTACTTCGTTCGCCATGATAATTCGTGTTCAAATTCGCGCAGGAGCCGATCTCCGACGTGGCTTGCAATTTCCTTCACCGCATCGAGCCCCTGCGGCAGGATGTCCACCCCCTCGGATTTTTTGATGGGCAGCCTGGCCTTGCCGACTCGTTCGAAGACATGCCCGTAGAGTTTTGAGGAAATGAATGCGCCGGGTCGTTTGGCCGGCCCCGCAGTGACTCCGGATTTCGTTTGACGCGGCTTGAGCTGGTTGAGTTCTATCGGCCGCAGGCCTACCCACACGCGCCCGAGGCTGCCATCGCGTCCCATGAAATCGACGACCATCCGGCCCTTCAGAATCCCAGCACGGATTTTGGTGGACGAGGAAACCTTCCGCGCAACTTGCGTTCCCGCCCAGCGAGTCGTCCGAGAAACTGCCCTGCGCATTGCGGACGTGATCTGCTTTTCGTCGGCTGCGAAATTGCGGGCGATGTCGTCAAGGCCTCGGGCGTTGATGAAAATAAAATCACTCATGTGCGAGGATCACGATGGTGATGCCGGTGCCGTCGGGCTGGAACTTGACGACGCTGTAAACCTTGCCGCCCACGTCAACGATGGACTCCAGCGGGATGCCCTGAAGGTCCGACGTGCGGCAGGTCAGGCGCGGCTGCGTAGTGTCGAGGACGGTTTCGCCGACGTTCGAGTCGAAGAACGCATCATCGAAAATCGCTGTGATCTTGCGTTCGGATTCGTCCGCCAGCGTGAACGTCACGGGCTGGCCGAAACGCTGAACAAAAATGTTGAGGTTTTCACGAAGCATCTTCGACGAGGAGATAAGGGATCGTCCGCTGGGAGTAACGGTTCATTTCAGCATAAACGAGGGCGATAAACGCTTCCCACTGCGACGGCGGGATCGTTTGGCATCCCTCGCTCGAGGTCGTGTTGTGGCCGCCACGGTGAATGTTGATGGCAATGCCCATGTCGTCGCCAGTGCCGTCGCGCGTGACCGGCAGGCGCTCGCCGGGGGTGGCGGGCCGCAGCGCCGGGTAACCGGGACCTCGGGAGATTCCATGCAGGCCCTTGCGGTAGCGGTGGAGCCCGGTCTTAAGCACGGCAATTCCTTTCCGTCGCACGCTCGGATCCGTGTTTGCGTTGAATGCGACGTAAGCCGACGGCGAGACGATGAAGATTGCGTCATCGTAAATGCCACGATCATTTTCGCCAGCCTTGCCCATGCTGTCGCGGTAATAGCCGCGAATGCCGACGAGCGAAACAACGTCGCTGACGCCAGCCTTAATCAACAGGGCTTGCGTCTTCTGCTTGGTTTGCTGGGGTCGCGTGTTCGGAATCATTTTTCTTGCGTTTGGGTTTGCTGACCTCTGGCTGTGCTTCGACATAGATTTCCGCGCAACGCCGATAAAGCAAATCGGACGCAAGGTGCGCGGAAACCTCGACGATGGCGCCGGGGTTTTGAGGTTGTCCGGCAATGAGGATTGATCGGAGAATTTTGATTTTCATTTTTTGAGAAGGTCCCGAATGACTTTGATTCCGGTGAGTATTCCAACAACGATGCCGATTGCGAGTGATCCAATCCGCATCCATGTTTCGACGTGCGGCAAAAGTGAAGTGGCAGCTGCCCCGATGCTCGTTGCCGTCCCGAGCAGTCCTGTGCCGACCGATGTGGTGTGGTGCGTTTGCATTGGTCCCAAAAAGGGCGGGAGGTTTGCAGTCTCCCGCCCTTTTGCAACGAACCCCAATTTTTAGGCAGGCTTCTTGCCGAAGCAGAAGCTGGCAGCGCGGCGAACGAGGAAGTCCACGTCCTGCATCGCGACGATGCGGAGCCGTCCCTTGGTGCTGTGGGTGTAGGGATCAACGGTGATCTCCAATCCGCCCCACATGCCGACAAGGAGGTCGGCGAAGTTGCCGAAGAACACGTCACCGCTTGTCACCTGGTTGGTGATTTCGGTGCGGTATCCATTCAGCGTGTTGCCGGGCTCCCAGAGAGTGCCGTCGATGCCGCTGAATTTCAGAGTGGTCTTGGCATGTCCGCGCAGCGTGGTGTTGCCAATATATGCAAGGCTTCCGGCGAGGGCGTTGTCCTGGTCGATCGAAGTCTCCATGCCTACCAACTCAGAGAAGGTGGGCTGAATGGCCGCGAAGTTCTGCGTGTTGATGCCGCTGGTCGACTTGATGCCGATTGGCGTGTTGCCAGTGCCGTCACCGTAGAACCCAGCTGCGTCAATCGCGAGAGCGAGACCACGAGCGAGGTCGGCGCGGAAGAGGGCTTCCACGTCCATCGAGGGCTGCATGAGCATCCGGCGGGTGATTTCGCCGTAGTTGGCAACTGTGCGAGGACGCAGCTGAATGATGCCAAAGTCGATGTCGTCCTTGGTGGCGTCGGCGTCTTCGCCGATCCAGTATCCGGAGGAACCGGAGGTCTGAGTCGGGATGTCGACGTTGCCAACGAGGCCGGAAAGCGGAGTTCCGAGATTCATCAGCACGGTGCGGTTGCGGAGAAGGTCCACAAAGCTCGAAGCGAGCAGGGTGGTATCCACCATGTTCGCACCGCCGGTGATGTAGCCGGTGCCAGTCTTGACAGACACAGTGTTGGTCGAACGCTCGGCCATGGACGCGCGAAGGACGTCGACCGGGATCATCGTGCCTTTAGGCGAGCGATGGGTGATCTGGTCGGCGGCAGCGGCACAAGCTTCGAGCTCGAAGCGGGCGGCTTCGCGGGTGGCCTTGTCGGTGGGCTCAGCGGCGAGAGCTCGCACGAGCTTCAAGAACGAAAAGTTCCTCGCTTCTTTGTCGCTCAAACCAACAGGGCGGCTGGCGTCCTGAATGGCGGAGTTGCGCTTGTTGAGCTCGTCGAGCATAAGGCCACGGGCCTCGTCGATCGATTTTCCGGCGACAACGGCTTCCTGCGCGAGGTCGGCCATTCCGTATTTCTTGCCCGCCTCAAGGATGGTGCGGACGCGGTTTTGCTCGTCATTGCGAGCGGCGTTGCGCTCGGCGACGAGATCGATTTGAGGCACGGAGGCCTCGGGTGTTTGCTGTGACATATTTTTGATTTGTGATGGTTGATGGTTTGACTGACTGCGGCCAATGCCGACGGATGTGTCGGCAGGGACCGTCACGAGGCTGACCTCGTATGGCTCCCACTTTGAAACGCGATAGACATCTGCGTCTTCACGCTCCTCGGCGAGCTTCACTTCCTTGATCCGGTATCCGACGCTGATGTGCCGCAGGATTCCATCCTGCACGTCCCGCCACTTCTCCTCGGCGAAGGCAGAGGACCCGAAGCGCACCCGCGCCCGACCCTTGCCG